TTATTGGTTAATAGCAAATAACTACGCTGTTGCATATAAAGGTGAAAACAAAGAATTGACACAAGCCGAAAATCAAGCGAACAAGAAAATTTTAATGGAACGTGGCGAACTATAATGAAAATCGATGATACATTATCCGAGGTGTTTAATATGACACCTCAAGAAAAACAACTTGAAGTGATTGACAATACCACTGGTGAGATTGTAAAAACATCAGAAGGTAAAATTGAAACTGACTACGAAACTACTAGAGGAAATCTACGTGAACT